CGGACATTGCTGATCTCGACCTGGCTGCCCGGCACGCGCTGGCCCGAACTGATGCTGTCGAAGGCGAAACTGTTCATCAGGCGGCTCCCTTGTCGCTACCGCCCTCGGCGGCCTTCTTCTCGGCCGCCTCGACGGCCTTCTGGCTGGTTTCCTCCAGGTCGCCGTCGTCCAGGCGGCGCTGCCAGAAGCTGGACCAGACAAGGCCCTTGCCATGGGCAGGCAGGGGCGTGCCGTCGATCGGATCGCGGACGACCAGGCCCGGCCGGGGCCGGTAATAACGATGCGGATTACTCATGACGGGTCTGGCTCCTGGGAAAGAAGGATGTGGTCGGTGGCGTCGGCATGGAAATCGTCGGGCAACTGGACGCCCGGCGCGACCAGGTCGCGATCGACCGGCACGGGCTGATTAAAGGCAGGCACATCCCAATTGGCATGGATCGCCGCCAGCGCGGCATCGCTGTCGTCGCCGGCCAGGAGGATTGGGAAGCGGCAGGCCAGCATCATCGCATGGGCCGACAGCTTCAGTTCTTTCATCCTCGCGGTGCGCTTGAGCGGATCGGCATCGCCCACGCTGATTGGCTCTACCAGGTCGAGCCCCAACATCTGATCCGCGAGCATCGCCGCCGCGCCCAGTGCCAGACGGTAACTGCCTGGCTCGGTTGCCGGATTGGGGCCACCATGACGGTTGGCCTGTTCGTCCGGCCTGCTGCTGCTGCTGGCGACGACCAGGCCAAAGCTGCCATCGACCACCAGTTGATCGCTCCACAGTTCCGCGTTCCGCCAGCCTGTGAAACCCACCCAGACGGCCGGGCCGCGCAACTCCCCCGCCTTGTCGGCGAGATAGGCCTCCCAGTCATCGGGCAGCGTCTCGAGCCGCCGCCAGCTGAAGCCCAGCGTTGGCTCCATCGCTTTCAGCCGGGCGAGGATCGCCAGTTCGATCGCCGCGATCACAGACAGCGACCCCGGTCATGAACCCAGCACAGCAAGGTCCAGATGGTCAGGCCGATCAGCAGGGGCAAACAGAAGAGTGCCGCAAGCCGATCGCGCCAGCCGATATGGATCGCGCCACAGGCGGCTTCTGACTGCAGCAGCCAGAGAAAGGCCGCAGAAATGGCCCAGAAAAGCAGCAGGCAAAGGACGAACGACATCATTCGCCGATCTCCAGATAGTCGGCGACATGGCCGCGAATCCCCTCCAGCCCATCGGCAGAAACGCCGATAAATTCGCGCTGGGGCGTGTTGGCCTTCCGACTATGGGCCTTGACCGTCGCAATGATCGGCTCGGCCAATTCGACGCCGAACACGCTGCGCATGGTGCGCTTGTGGCTGGCAATCTGCTCGGTCCCGGAAAACCCGTCATTGTGGCGGCGCGCATAGACGACATTGGTCCCGATCTCGACCGAACGGGCGCTGGCATTGTGGGTCATCGAACCGCGCAACCGGCGCGTGTCGGTCAATGTCTTGCCGCCCGTCTCCCGCGCGCGACCGGACTTGGGCCAGGGAATACCGGCGGGCGAATGCTCGCCCTCGAAATTCTCCTCGATATCGACCTCGATCTCCATGCCCAGGATGTCCATCAGGGGCGTGAGGTCGCCCAGCTGGTCGGCGAGGCGCGCAAGGCGTTGCTCGACCTCGACCAGGCCTCGCAGGGTGAGGGACATGTCGGCGCCGGCCATCAGAAGCCCTCCAGCGAATCGCGGCTGAAGGTGCGCGGCCGATCGGGCACGATGACGGCGCCGGGACGCGCGGGAATATCCTGCAGGCCCTGGTCGATCTTCAAAAGGCCGGTGGAAATATCCTTCAGCTGCTTCATCGCCTGGTCGCGCCGGTCTTTCAGATCGTCGGACATGGCGCGGTGCAGCCGGACATAGGCGAGGTCGCAGACGATCTCGACCAGCAGCGGCGGGACGGCGCGGCCGGGGGCCGGCGCATAATATTTGGCGACATAGCCTTCCGCGATCGATGTCGCGGTGGCGATCTTGACGTTCACCTCGGCGACCGCCTGGGCGCTCCATTCGGCCTGGTCGGTGAGCTGGACCAGCACATCCTCCCCGAACCGGGCGCGCATATCATCGGCGGTGGCAAGCATGGCGTTCGATCGGCTCCTTCGCAAAGCTGGTCCGGGACGGGGCCACAGGGCAGCAGCCCCGTCCCGGTTGTGCCCGCCGCCCGTGCAGGGACGGCGAGTGGTCAGTCGCGCGTGTCATTCGCGCGGAGGGCTAGTCGGCCTTGGCCTTGGCCTTCGTGGCGACGGGCTTGGCCGCTGCAGCCAGTTGGCTCTCCAGATCGGCGACACGCTGTCCCATGGTTTCCAGTTCGGCCGTGCGCGCTTCGCGCTGGGCGTTGAGGTCGGCGACCGCTTTCTGAAATTCGGCGATCGTCACCAGCAGCCTGGCGTTGTCCGCTTGGGCGGTTTCAAACTCGGCTGTCTTGTCATTGAGAGCCATGCGATCGGCCGCCCAGGCGGTGGTCAGCGCGTCGAGCGTCTGGAAGCCCTGATCATGCAGGAGCTTCTGGTCGGCGTGCCAGGCGGCATCGACCTGTGTCAGTCGCTCCAGCTCGGCTGCATCGGCAATCACCGGAGGGATCGCGACCGGGGGCGCGTCATCCGCATAATGGTCGATGGTGCGCTGAAATTGGGCGGCGGTTGCGTCCTTGTCGAGCGGCGGCAACGGCTGGAACTTGCCATTCTCATCGCTCATCTGGATGGTGAGCACCGGATCGCGGATCAGGCGCAGCAGCCGCTCGCCGTCCAATTCCGTGATATGCACTTCGACCGGAGCCGAAGTGGGCCAGGCGAGGCCCGCACGCATGAACGGCGTGCGGGCGCTGGCGATGCGCAGCAGCCCGCGCATCAGGGCAGCCGATCGGCTTCGACGATGGTGATCGCGTCGCTGGCCAGCGTGTTGCTTTCGCCGCCCGCCAGATTGGCCTTGAACACGTCCTTGGCCTTCTGGTGGTTGGAAATGCCGGCCACCAGGTGCGTCGGGCGCAGGCTGCGCGGTTCGCCATTGTCGTCGGCAAAGGCCTTCATCGCGTCGCGGGCGGCGATGTAGTTGGCGGCGTTGAGCGTCGCGGTCGAGCGGTAGGCGAGAAACGGCATCGTGTAGCCGACGGCCCCGCGTGCCTCGCCATAGGCGGTGAAGATGCCGGTCGCGGCGCAGACGCTGTCCATCAGGTCCGCGACCCACCAGAAGAATGGCGCCTTTCGTTCCTGGCTGATCAGCGGCTTCAGCGGCTCGCTGCAACACAGAAGGAACCACGCTTCGCCCTGGCCGGCGTCATTATGGTTCGACCAGGTACTGCCATCGTCCATATAGGTCGGATGGTCGGTGTCGAAGAAATTCTGGCCGTCATAGCAGGGGCGCAGATGACCTTCCGCCAGCGCCCGGAAGCGCAGCCGATCCATCCACTGCTTGCCTTCCTTGCCCCAGCCCTGGAACAGCGCGGGATAGAGGCCGATCTGATCGTCCTCGATCTGCTGTTTCTTGACCGGCAGCGTCGCTTCATAGTCTTCGTTGATGAGCTGGTAGACTTTTTCCAGCAGCTCCTTCAGACGCTTTTCACCGGTCCATTTGCGGAAGATCGGCAGGTCGCCAAGGAAACCATAGGTGTTGATCGCGGTCGAAGACGGGATCGGCGTCGACATGAACTCGCCGATGATCTTCGCCTCGGTCTGACCCTTGGTGAACGCGGTCGAGAAGGTGGTGCGCAGCGCTTCGAGCAGCGCCTGGGTTACGATACGGGCCAAGGTGGCGCTCCTTACTTGAGTGCGATTTCGAGGACGCCGGACAGCGCGCCAGCAGTGGCGAAGGCGGCTGCCGGGACGATCTGGATGCGGTCACCCGCCGCGATGACGGTGGTGGCGTCGCCCAGGGTCGGCGTGTCAGTGACCACCGTGCCCTTGGTCGCGCCATCAGCTATGGTGCAGGCGAGGCCCGCGACCGCCGTGACGCCGACTGCGGCGGTGACATCACCTCCCGTGGTGACCGCTTTCTGGACGATCACGCTGTTGCGCACGATCCGGCCCGCGCCGGGCGCCACCAGTTCGGCCGACGTCCCCGCCAGCGTGTCGGTCTCGTTGATCGACCAGGGCAGGAACACGCTGCGCGGCGCAGCGGCGGCGGCGGCAGCCGAAATTTCAACCCAGACGCCTTGGCTGGTCACCTCGCGAACGATGCCGGCACGCGGGCGGATGCCGCCGTTGGAGTGCGAGGCGACGGTCTCGTCATCGAGGATGAAGCAGTAGCGATCGACATCGGCGACCGTGATCGCGTCGGCGCCAGTACCACTTTTGAGCAGATAGATGCCTTCTTCGACATCGCAGGTGACCGCGCCGTCGCTGGCGCCGCCGGTCACGCTTTCAACCGCCATGCCGATGACACGACAATTGGCGACGTCGGCGATCTTGAGCAGGTCGCTCCCGCCCTGGCCGACGCGCGCGGCACGGGCGTAGCCCGATGCCAGCATGACCAGCCCGCCCTGGAGGATTACGGCGGAGGCGAGAACGCCGACATTGAGCAGGCCGCCGCCCGCCCATTTCTGGCTGCGCTTGGGTGCGGACAAAGCCATCAGGCGATCCCTTCATTCTTGGCCTTGAGGAAATCCTCATGGCTGGTGCCAGTCATCTCGCAGGCCGCGATCTCGTCAGCCGTCAGCGTAGTGGCCTTGGCGGCGGGCTTGGCGCTGCCCAGTTCGGCACCGGCGGCGACAATAACGGGCGCACTGTCGAGATAATCGCCCCAGGCCTTTTCGTCAGACTTGAACAGGGACAGGCCCCAATCCTTCATCGCCGGGGCGAGCTTGCCGACCGCCATGGCCGCCGCGACTTCCCGCTCGGCGCGTTCGGCATTGAGCGTGCCCAGCTGCGCCGTGATGGCGCTGACCTGCTCGATCGGCACGAACTTGGCGGGATCGGGCTTGGCGGCCTTGAGCGCCGTCACCGATGCGGCGATCTCCTCGACGCTGGCGGCTTCGGCCAGGCCGGCCGCGATCGCGATGGCGCTGGTGGCGGGCGTCGCCTTCTGCGCCTTCAGATCGGTGGCTGCCGCCACGATCTCCTGTTCGGTGGCGGTCGCCGCAAGGCCGAGCGCCGCCGCAATGAGAGCAAAGCTCATATCGTCTTCTTCTCCGGAAAGGCCGGCGGCGATCGCCGGCAGGTCGATGGCCCCGATATTGACCAGGGCGGCGTTCTTCAGCTGCAATACCTCTCCGGATTTTGCGGCCAGAAAGAGCGGACTGAGATAGCGATATTCGCGCGCCGCCAGCTTCTGCGCGGCGGCGGCGGTCCAGGCGACATCGGCATAGATGCCATCGTCCTGGACGGTGATGTCGGTGGGCTTGACCCAGCCGGCAGCGACGGCGGTGCCGCCCACGCCCGGCTTGGCGGCGAAAGCGACCTGATGGTCATAATCGAAATTGAAGTCGGCATCGCCCAGCCACTGGCGGGTTGCCGCGACGATCTGTTCGGCATGGGCGCGATCGCGGATCAGGAACGGACCACGCCCATCACGCATTGTGATCGGGCCGATCGGCAACAGCTTCACCCGCCGCGCGGGCGCGCCGTCGATCATCGCCACTTCCGTGGCGGCCGCGATCTCGATCTGGTGATGGCCCCGCTTCATGCCGATGCTGATCGCACGGTCCAGAGCAGATTATGACGTCCGATAACGGACAGCCAGAAACAGCGGCGACACGCCGTTCATTGCAGGTTCGGCGCGACGGCGCCAGAGCCATCTACCGGACCGGCCGACTGCTCCAACGCCAGCCATCACGGCCGATATCAACCAGCGTCGAGCGACGGTTCTGCGATCGACTGTATCGCCGCATCAGCAGCGCGCGGCCATTCTCCCCACGCACCCATAGCCAGCGGACATCGTCGGGCGCGACGATCGCCGCCGCGATCCGGTCGATCGCCACCCCGGCCGCGCCGCGCGGCAGTTGCACGCGGTCGCCGGCTATGAACCAGCCGCGCCCGATCGACAGCGGCCAGCCGTCGCGGTCCATCCAGATCGCCTCGCCGCCTGGCGCAACGTCGAACGCTTTCAGGAACCGATCGACCAGCGCCGTCTGCGCGCCGGTCATCGCGGCCGCGCCGACCTCTTCCGCGCCGTCGAAGCTATCGGGCATGGGCGACGGCGCCAGCCCGCGCAGATATTCCTTGCCGACATTATAGTCCCAGCCCTTGCCGATGCCCGCCTCCAGCGTCCCGGTCTCGCCGGTGCGACTGTTCGTCCAGGGCAGCTGGTCATTGGCGGGCGGCGGCCTGTCATCGACGGTGCGGCCCATCCGGTCGAGCATCCGCTGCGACCGGGGAATCGCAGTGCATCGGCATTCCCAATCGCACGGGCCATAATGGGTATCCCACCAGGGATGATCGACCGGCAGTAACGTGCCGTCCCAGTCGTGATGCTCCTGCCGTTCGCGGCCATCCATCACGCTCGAATATTCCAGATAGGGAAAGGCCTTCTTGGTGCGCTGGATGCGCTCCCACTTGCCCGCCTGATAGGCGGTGCGGACATTGGCGTTGAAGATCGTCTTGAGCCGGCGCGGGCTGCCGAGCTGGACCATCTCATGCTGGCCGGTCGCCGGATCGAGCATGATCTTCTTGCCCCACCAACCCTTGGCCTCCAGCTTCGGCCGCAACTCGGCCTTGAACGTCTCCAGCGTCGTGCCTTCGCTGATCGCCTTGTCGACCGCCTCGCGAATGTCTTCCAGCAGGTCGCGCGACATCGCCTTGGCCACGGTGAACCAGCGCACATGCTCGGCCTTGAACACATCCTGCCAGTTGAAGCCGATGCGAAACCCCTTGGACCGGAAAAAGGCGATCGCCTCCTCGGGCGGCACGCCGCCGGACGGGAGGTCTTCGGGGCCGGTCATGTCGGTTCCGCCCAGCCAAACAGTCGGGCAATCTCAGCTTCGTCTAGCGTCGCGCCGTTTTCAATTGCGCGACGGCACCGTTCCCAAAGCCGTGCATGGCGGCGGTGCTGGCGCATGGTCCACCCGGAACGCTTTGCCTCACGGCGGACGCGAGCTACGGCGTCGCGCATATATTTCGGCGCTGATCGCCAATGACGGCTGCACAAGATCCGGGTGCGGTAGGTATCGTCGCCGCGCATTGAGAATGTGCGCCTACATCCGACGATGCAGCAAGGGAGACGATCAACGTGCTTCTCGCAACGCCAGACAGCGTTGGCCTGGTCAACAGATCCCGTGACCAGGCGAATACCATGAAAATTGCAGATGCGCTGCGCGACACCCGATCGCAGGTCGTTCACCTCTGCTATGGGGACACCGCAACAACCACAACGAGGCTCCGCATCGTTGTGAAGGATCATCTCCCCGGCTTCTCGACCAGCCCGGCGATTTTGCCGGCAAAGCCCACGCGCTCGCCCAGCTGGACGATCGCTGTGACATCCATCGCCGCGATCACGTCGCCGGCCTTCATCGCCAGCAGCTCGCGCACTTCCTCCATCGACGTGGCGCTGGCGATCAGCTCATCGAACGATCCCAGCAGCGGATCGACCATGCCCTGCCAGTCGGTCAGCGCCTCCTCGACCATGGTGTCGATCGCATCGGGCTTGCGCTCCTGCGCAGCGGCGGCGACCTCCCGTTGCCGTTTGCCGCCAGAAGCTGGTTTAAAAGGGTCTAAGAGGCTGGTCGGCGGCTTTTCAGGGACCATCGCCCCACTTTCGCCTTCAGGGCCTGCTGCGGGCGTCTGTGGCGCGGGCTTGCTCAGCAACTCCTCGCCCGGCTTCGGCTCGGGGATGCCGCTCACTTTGCGGAAGTAGGACATGCCCACCGGGATGCTGAAATCGAGCGCGAGACCGATCGCCTTCAGCGCCTGTTCCACATCGACCGGGTCGGGCCGACCGATGATCAGTCGGGGGTAGCGCTTGCGGCGGCCCCGGTTGAACATGACGATCGGCACGACCAGGTCGCGCATCAGCGTGGCGGACAGCTGGGCCGCGTCGGCGCTCTCGATATCCTTGCGCACCTCGCTGTGCAGATCGGCCTGGCCCGATCCCAGCCCGCCGGCCTTCGCATCGGCGGAGCTGGTCTGGCCCAGCACCGCCTTCGACAGGGCGTCGTCCAGATATTGGCACATGTTCCGGAACATTTCCGGGTTGGCGGTGCCGCCATTGGATTGCACAAACTCCATCATCATCGACGCGGGAATCACCGCGCCCGCATCCGACCCGATCTGGGCGACGGCCTGGGCGAGCTTGCGGATGTCGTCCTCGCTAGTGCCGTTCTGATATTTGCCGACGCGCAACGGCAGGCCATAAACCTCCAGGAAGGTCATCCAGTCCTTGATCGTGAAATTCTTGAACAGGTAGCCCCATGCCGCGATGCGGGCGAGCCCGCCCCGGATCGGCAGGCCCGACTTCGCCTGCACCTGGTGGGTGATGTATTTATAGGGTCGCAGCGGTTCGGGCCGCCCAGCGACGCCGTCCTCGCCACCCTTGAGCAGCAGCTGCTCCCCACTGACCCGGTCATATTCAAAAAATTGCGGGAAGCGCCATTTCAGCTGGTCGGGCAGCCAGGGCGCCTCGCTGGTGTCCCAGATGATCTCGGTTGCGCTATAGCCCTTTCCGACCGCGTCGAGAATGTCGAACAGTTCCAGCTGGAGCGTCGGCCGCTCGGTCCAGTCGCGCACCAGCTTGGCATCGGCTTCGTCCTCTGGATCGTCGCTGACCGCCTCGACCGTGATCGGCAACTGCGACACCTGGCGTTTGCGGGTCGACAGGATACCCAGATAATGGAGGTCCTTTTCTTCCATCTCCTCCGCCAACTCCAGATAGGCGGTGGCGTCCCCGGTCTCGGCCTGGCGCAATATCTGGGTCAGACGCAGCGGGTCGAGGCCCTGGGCGGGATGGTTCGCATAGATCGACCGCACGCCCGCCATGGTCGGGGCAGACAATTCGCGCGCCATGACCTGCGCCGCCTGGCGCAGCGGCCGACCATTGGCATCGACCAGAGCGGGCGGCTGTGCGGACTGAAAAGGGGATAGGTCGTTGGCCATGGAATGCTCCGGATCAGTAGGCGCCGTGGCCAAAGCCGCGAAGGCCCTGCTGGCTGTGATGTTTTTCGGCGTGGGGATGGCGGCGCTGGAAGGCGTCGAGCGTGCCGCCACCCTCGCCGAAGCGGATCTTGGGAACGCTGAGATAGGCGATCAGCTGGAGGTCACCGTCCAGGGCGGCCCACAGCAGCGCCAGCGCCCAGAACCAGTCGGCATGGACGGCGCCTTCGTTGACGATGCGCAAGGTGCCGGCTTCATCGCTGCCCTTGCGCTTTATGGCGCGCAGGTCGGCGCGGATGTCCGGACGATTGGCAGGGATGCGCATGAGGCCCGCTTCGAATGCGCGCGCCAGGCTGAGCGCCAGGCTGACCCGGTTCGGCCCGGTCAGCAGCACGCCCTGGACGCGGTCGCCATGCAGGGTGATGAGATCTTCGACGACCTTTTCGCCCATGCCGGTCTGGTCGATCTTTGCCCGCATGACGGGGCGCGTGGACATGAGCGTGTTGAAATAGGCATCCTGGTGGGCGAAGGTCTGGCCGACCTCATTATATTCGTCGCGCAGCCAGCATATCCGGTCGATCAGTTCGCCGCCCAGGATGATCTGGCCGTCGCGCCGACGCGCGACGTCGCGGCCGATGCCATAGAGCCCGCCACTGTAAAGCTCTGGAAGGCCCGCCTCGTCATGCTCGGCGGCCGTGATATATTCCGGCTTGATCAGCGATCCGGCACCCGCGCTGGGGATGCAGCGCAGCTCTTCGTCGGCGGCGTCGCCATAGGTGGCGAAAATGTCCGCGATCCATTCGGCCTTGGGCAGGATGGTGCGCCCTTTCACCTCCGCGACCAGGGCGATCCGCTCGTAGAGGCCATCCGCGATCGCCGCGTCGAAGTCGATCGTCACGACCTCGCCCTTGCGGCGGCCGGAGCGGATGTCGTCGATCAGGACATTGAACGGATTATCGACGCCATCATGGGTGGACCAGACGATGACCTGGCCGCCCCACATCAGCAGCGCCAACGCCGCCTTGAGCGTTTCGCCGATGCTCTTGTGGAAGGCCGCTTCGTCGATCAGCACCTTACCCTGCTTGCCGCGAATCGCGCGCGGCACGGATGGAAGGGCGACGATCTTGAAGCCGGACGCAAACTTGATGCGGAAAGCCATCACCGGCTTGTCGCCGTCGCCTTCCAGCACCTCTTCATCGACCTCGGCGCCGGCGAGGCCGAACACGCGCGCCCACATGGCGCAGGTGTCGATGAACTCGCGCGCCATCTCCATGTCATAGCCCATGTACCAGCAATTATCGCCACCGGCCGACGCCTGTGACGATGCGGTCAGCGCGGCAAAGGCCGCCATCGCCCAGGTCAGGCCGATGCGTCGCGACTTCTCGATCACCAGCAACGACACGCCCGCGCGCAGCCGGGTCAGCGGCTTGACCTGGTACGCCAGCATCACGGCGCTGCGCGGCATCTGGCCGAAGGTCTCCTCCGCGATCGCGCGCTCTTCCGCGCGCTGCGCCGGGGTGGGCTCGCGCAGCATCAGCCCGCGACCCCAAGCACTTCCTGATAAATCCAGTCCGCCGTTTCCTTGCCCAAACCGCGTGCCTTGACGGCGGCGCTGGCCTTTTCGGCGGCCTTCTTCGTCGCCTCGACACGCACCTTCAGCACCATGTCGGTGTTCGTCTTCTTCGCGCCCGCCAGCGCCTGGAGCGACCGCGCCATGAACATCGTCTCTTCCGGCCCCAGCAGGATCGGCTGGCCATCGCCCTCATCATTGGTGGCGGTCACCAGGCGCAGGATCATCGAATGCATCAGCTCGATATTGAGGTCGGCGACGCGATCCTCGGGCGCGTCGCCGACCTGGGCGACCAGCGCCTGGGCGACCTCGCGGCTGTGACGCAGCTGCGCGCCGATCTCTTCCAGGGATTTGACGTGGCGGCCGAGCGCCGATCGCGACACCTCGCCCTGGCCCAGCTGGCGCAGCTTCTGGAGGATTTCGTCGATCGACCAGCCATGCTCGATGCGCAGCTTGCCGATCAGGTCCTTGACCTCGGGGTCGAGGCGGTCGATCGTCGATGGCCTCCGGCGGCGCGGGGGTGGCATCACAACCCCCGATTGGCAGCTTCCACGCCGCTCACGTTGATGTCGCCTGCGACCACCATTCGTCCTCGCTCGGTGATCGCGCCGACCATGACCGTGTCGCGCACGATTTCTGTCGAGATGCAGTCGCGCTCCGCCAGGTCGCGCATCAACTGGCGCACAGCCTGTTGATCGACACCGGCGCGATGCCCCATCGATCGGAGTGCAGTAACGAGGGTTCCATCATTTCCGTGGCCGCCGTCTTCGACCATCAGTTCTAGGATCGCCCGGCGGACGCGCTTTGCATAATATTCTGAAAACTCCGTCATCAGTGACCTCCCAAACCTTTCTCAAGCAGCCAGTTTCGGATGACCTTCACCGTCTCGCTGGTCTCGTTGATCACCGCGTCACGCTTTTCCTGGCGCGCAATGAGCAACTCCTTCAGCGCATCGATGTCGTCACGGGTCACGCTTTCACGCTCGACCTGGTCGACCTTGGCGCCCAGCGCCTTCACGTCGCCCTTCAGGTCGGTCACCGTGCCGCCCATCGCCCCGACCTTGCCCGACAGCGTGCGCAGCTCGCTCTCCAGCTTGCGGGTCGATACCGGGTTGGCCTGTCCGCCGC